TATCATCCGTGGCAAGCATTAGTAGGAAAGAGGGAAGAATGAAACTAAGAACGATAGATTATATCTTGATTGCTATTGGCTCATTTATGGGGGCAATCATCGGTAATATATTGGGGTATGGAATAGGATATTTAATAATCTTCAAATGAAAAAATTAATTATTATCGCATTTCTATCTTTATTTCTTCTATCCTTTGATTGGGGCTTTCCAAGGTATATGTGGAAGCCTGTAAACACGGCATTGGGTTTTTACTATGCTTTAACTGATCCACAATATAATTATATTGCTTGGGATTTACTTACAGATGGTTGGAAAAATTATCAAGGTTTAGAAAGAAATACCTTTGTTCAAGAATATGAACCAGAAAAGAAAATAGTAGATATAGTGGCTGGTGTTGAAATGCCACCTGATTATTACAAAGTAATTCTTATATTTGATGATAACACTGGAATGACTTTGTGTGTTCGTAACGATAAAGGACATTGGGAAATAGATTGCGTTTGGGAGGAATGATGAGTATAAAATGGTTCTTTGGTTTGGCAGCAATATTCCTATTTGTAATTGTAGTTATATTATCTTCAACCTTTAAAGTAGAAGTTATTCAAACTACTACAACTCCAACAGTTGAAGTTAGATATGATCCAGTACAAAAACCAGAGGAACTATGTGGAGTAGTAGAGGAAAAATGGCCTTTCGTTGTGATAAGATATAATCCAGATGGTAGTTGGAATATGATATATTATATACGTGTTCTATTGAATAATGGTACAGTACGTGCAAATGTTAGTGTTTCAGAAGAAGTTTGGGATCATGTATTGCCGGGATCAGATATTTGTGCTCCAGTATTTAAATTTGAAAATAGACCGTAGGAGGAATGAATGACTCTTGTAAGCGGAATATTACTTTATATGTTAATAGCATTTGTGTTTCTTATGTTGGGTGTTTTAGAAGGAGAAGAACAAGCAATCACCGATCCTTGTTCTTGTAAACTGTGTAAATCATATCGTGAAGCAGAACTATCTGACGAATTCAGAAAATGGTTTGGTAGTTCTACTTGGGAAGAACTTGAAGAAATAAAAGAACAAATTGACAATAGTAAAAGTGGTGGTTTCCACAAGTGTAAATATTGTGGAGCATTCAACGATAGGGATGAATAATGAAAGTAGAAAATAACCTATTAACAGACGATCCTCGTATTCAACCTTATGTTCCAGCACCTAGAGGCTGGTTAAATTCTATTACTATTAATCCTGAATTTTTAGTTGAACACTATACGGCAACTATTTCTTTAGCTGATGCTTTTGCTTCAGCTTATTTTGCTCATATCTATATTGATGAGTTAGGTTTAATCTACCAGAAAGTTCCTCTAGACAAATGGGCCGCTCATGCGGGAACTTCTGAATGGGGCGGAAGAAAAGATTTAAATAAATTTTCTCATGGAATAGAACATGTTAACTATGGTTGGGTTTATAAGAACTGGAAAAATGGAAAGTTTGGTAGATCGTGGATAGATCAAAATAATATTGAGCATTGGATTTATGTACCCACTGATAGAGTACTGGACTCTCCTCATAGATTAGAAAAAGCAAAGAGATACTTTGAAACTTACTCTGAAAAACAATTACAATCTTCTTGGGATGTAACTAGATGTCTTAATGATAATTATCATTATATTGATATAGTTGGACATGAAGATGTTTGTTTAAAAATTGATCCGGGTCCGGCGTATCCATTAAAAGAATTTAAAAATAGAGTTTATGGAAATGAAGTAGGTAAACTATTTACAGTTAATCGTTGGTGGACTGGAAGTGGAATTGGAACTGGTGGAGTATCTTTAAAATGGTTGCCTTACTCTTGGTCAGTATCTAAAGTTTGGTGTCCTGTTAATACTATAGTTAGAAAGTTAGAATGGAGTGGTAGATGGGTTAAAGTATTAAGAGAGGATAATGGTAAAGATGGTTGGATAGAGGAAAAATATTTAAGGAGAATATTATGAATATGGTCCATAGAATTTCACTGGTTGCATTTATTCTTGGTTGTACTTTTTTTTCTGTCATACCAAATGTGGTTGAAGAGTATTTAGACTTCATGATTAGTTTAAGTGCCATAATGATTGTTATTGGAATTGTGGTTTTTATAGTGGTTCCTGAAGATAGCTTAGAACCAGCAGATGTAAATACAGTTCATATACAACACAACGTAGAAAATAAAGTCATGGATTGCGGTACCTTATATGATGGTAGTATGAAACCGTATGATCCTAAATCTCCAAAAGAAGGTGCTGATTAAATGAACAACAAAACACTATTAAAAATATTAGGTATTATTTGTTTAATTCCATTTGGCTTATTAGTCTTATTGTTTTTCATATCATTACTAATGTTAATAACAACACATCAATTGATGACATATTCTGTTATTGGTATATTATGTTTTGTTATATTTATATGTATAACCCTTATTGGACTTGAACTTTTAGATCGAAGCAAGGAAAACGCAAATGGCAGTAAAAACTAAGGCCGGTTGGGAATGTTCTTATTGTGGTAAACCATTTGCTAATAGAATTAGAGCAGATGCTTGTAGAGATACTCATGATTTAGTTTATATTGCAATGGCTAGATCAGATATCGCTCGTCTGGTTCAATTCATTATGACTAAGGAAGAGAGAGTTCTTACACCAACTATTTTCTTGACTTTACAGGGAATTGTCAAGAAAGAGAAGATCAAATTAGGAAATATTAAACCCTTTCCCAAAAGACCAGAAGAAGAAATAATAGACAAAAGTGACGAATTATTGTCTTAAAATGGTTTAAAACAGTTATTTACTTGACAAAAATCGGAAAGTATGATATAATAGTGTTATAGATAGAAAAGGAGTAATTTAATTCGGACAATTCCTATCCGAATTATCCAAATATGGAAGACCCAATTTTAAGAAAAAGACGTAGATTACCTGATCCAACTAAAATGAGAAACCTTAATCAGTTTAAGAACATGACTGATGACGAGTATGATGAATACTATTCTAAGTTGGCTGTTGATGCTGTACCTGTAAAAGAATTTGAAACTCGTATTCAGACTAAGATGAAAGAACTTGAAGCTGATTATGATATTTCAGATATGAAAATTAATGACAAACTTTTACTAAGAGCATTATGTCAAGCTTTGATTCAATTAGAGGACTTAGAACAAACAGCATATAAGTTTAGAGTTGAAGGTATTGATCCTACCAATATTATGATATTAAAATATATTGGTGATCTAATGACTGATTTAAGAAATAGTATTTCTAAATTACAAGATGATTTAAAGATCACTAGAAAAATTCGTAAGGGCGACAAAGAAGTTACAGTTTTAAATTATATAGAAGAATTAAAAGACAAGGCTCGTAAATTCTATGACCAAAAAATGATGTATGCTTTTTGTCCCAAATGCAATATGCTATTAGGAACTTCTTGGTGGCATTATGCAGATGACGATAGAAACAAGATAGCATATTACTGTCATAGAAAATTAGATAGTGGGGAAGAATGTGGAGAGAAAGTTATTCTTCGCTCAGTAGATATGTTAGAAAATAAAGGAACTAATGAACCTAAACTTTTACCAGAAAGCTTGAGATAAAAAATGACAAAGGCGTTAATTACAGGAATAACAGGACAGGACGGTTCGTACTTAGCAGAGTTTTTATTAGACAAAGGTTACAAAGTTGTTGGAATGGTTAGAAGATCAAGTTCTCCTAACACCAGTAAAATAGATCATATTAAAAATAAATTAATTTTAGAACCTGGGGATTTAGCAGATCAAAGTTCCATAGATCATATAATTAGAAAATACCAACCAGATGAAATTTATAATTTAGCTGCTCAATCCTTTGTTCAGACTTCTTGGAAAACAGCAGAATATACTGCAAATATAGATGCTTTAGGAGTACTAAGACTTCTAGAATCTATTAGACAGTTTACACCAGATACTAAATTTTATCAGGCATCTACTAGTGAAATGTTTGGAAAAGTTGTAGAGAGTCCTCAAAATGAAAATACAAAATTCTACCCAAGAAGTCCATATGGAGTATCCAAAGTATTTGCTCACTATATTACAATTAATTATAGAGAGAGTTATAATTTATTTGCCTCCTGTGGAATTTTATTCAATCATGAATCTCCAAGACGAGGATTGGAGTTTGTAACTAGAAAGATCACAAATACTGTAGCTAAAATTGCTCTAGGTAAAACTAAAGAATTAAGATTGGGAAATCTAGATGCTAAAAGAGATTGGGGGTTTGCTGGAGATTATGTAGAAGCAATGTATGAAATCCTACAATATAAATCTCCAGATACTTTTGTTATTGGTACAGAAAGAACCACTACAGTTAGAGAATTTTGTAATTTAGCTTTTAATTATGTTGGATTAAATTATGCAGATTATGTAATAGTTGATCCTGAGTTCTATAGACCAGCTGAAGTTGAGTTATTACTATCAGATTGTACTAAAGCTAAAACAGAATTAAATTGGAAACCTAAACATTCTTTAAGACAGTTAGTTGAGATGATGGTTGAAAATGATCTTAGAGAGGAAAGCAGAAATGTCTGATTTTTGGAAAGATAAAACTATTATTGTTACTGGAGGAAATGGATTTCTAGGTAAACATTTAGTTAAAAAGTTAAAAGAAAAGAATCCCCAAAATATAATAATTCCACCACACTCTAAGTTTGATTTAACTACTCCAATTGATATTCATAAACTTTATAGTCATATTGGAAATAATGTTATAGTAATTCATTTAGCTGCTGTTGTTGGAGGAATAGGATTTAATCAAGTAGAACCAGCAAAATTATTTTATGATAATATTTTAATGGGAACTCAGTTAATGCATTTAGCTTGGAAATATGAATTTTCTAAGTTTGTGCAAATAGGAACCACTTGTTCTTATCCTAAATATTCTCCTACTCCTTTTAAAGAAGAGGATTTGTGGGACGGGTATCCTGAAGAAACCAACGCCCCATATGGTATAGCTAAGAAAGCTTTATTAACTATGGGCCAAGCGTACAGACAACAATATGGATTTAATTCAATCCATTTAATTCCAGTAAATCTATATGGCCCAGGAGATAATTTTAAACCAGAAAGCTCCCACGTTATTCCAGCACTTATTAAAAAATTTGTAGACGCTAGAAATAATAATTTAGAATCGGTTGTTGTATGGGGTGATGGAACATCAACCAGAGAATTTCTATATGTAGAAGATTGTGCAAAAGCTATTCTTTTAGCTACTGAAAAATATAACTCTGGAGAACCGGTTAATCTTGGAAGTGGGGATGAAATTTCAATAAAAAATTTGGTTAATAAAATTGTTGATTTTACTGGTTATGAAGGCAATATTATTTGGGATATTGAAAAACCAAATGGCCAACCTAGAAGATGTATGGACACATCAAAAGCATTTAAAGAATTTGGCTTTATTTCACTTACTCCTTTTGATGTTGGTTTATTAAAAACAATTAATTATTATGAAGGATTATTAGAAAATAAATGATTAAAGAAGAATTTAAATGTAGAATTTGTGGTAATGATTTAAGAGTTGCCTTAGATTTAGGAAAAATTTATCCATCGGCATTTGTAAAAGACCAGGAAAATTTAGAGAAAGCCCCCATAGTTTTAGCTCAATGTAAAGAGTGTGGACTAGTCCAATTAAAACATACTGTTGAATTAGATTCAATGTACAGACAATATTGGTATCGTTCTGGATTAAACAAAAGTATGTTAACCGATCTTAAAGATGTTGTAGATGATATCGAAAACACAATAGAACTTTATGATGGAGATACCGTAGTAGATATTGGATGCAATGATTGTAGTCTTTTTAGATATTATAATAATAAAAAACTCTTTACTATTGGATATGATCCGGCTTTAAATTTACCCAATGATTTTTGTAGTTTATTTATTAATGATTACTTTCCTTCTCCTATAGGAACCTATGAGAACAAAGCCAAAGTAATTACTGCTATAGCAATGTTCTATGATCTTCCTGATCCCAAGAAGTTTGTTAAAGCTATTACTAGAGAATTAGATAGAGATGGCATCTTTGTAATTCAATTTACTGATTTAATTTCTATGTTAGAGTTAACAGCTTTTGATAATATTTGCCACGAGCACTTAGAATACTATCGTTTATTAGATGTAATAAACGTTTTAAAATTAAATGGATTAGATGTATTTAAAGTTAGTCATAATAATGTTAATGGCGGAAGCCTAAGAATTTTTGCTTGCTTTGAGGGCAAAAGAGAAATTCAAGACAGTGTTTATAACTACTTACGTAAAGAATGGTTAATGTTAAAATCTGGAATGTTTGAAACTTTCTGTCGAAGAATTGCAAACACAGCAAATAATCTTTACAGTATTTTGGATATTCTTATTAAACAAAACGGAGAAACAGTTTTTGTTACCGGAGCTAGTACAAAAGGTAATACTCTTTTACAAGTATGCGATATAGATGATAGATTAATTCCTTATGCTGCTGAAGTAAATAGTGATAAATTTGGTTTACGTACAGTAGGATCAAACATAGAAATTATTCCAGAACAAGAGGCACTTGCTAAAAATCCAGATTATTTCTTAGTACTTCCTTGGCACTTTAAAAATACATTTCTTAAAGTATATAAAGATTATATTAATAAAGGTGGTAAGTTAATTTTTCCGTTACCATCAATTGAGATTATAGGAAAGGATGAATTAAATGGGAATTGAAATTAAGTCAATTGGATTTTTGATAGATGAACTAATTACTACAGATTTAAAATGTTGGTTTGCTCAAGAGAATCTAATGAACATGTCTTTATCAGAACATGAAAGACTAGGTGCTGCGATTAAAGCACAGCAACTCAACGGAAGACGTAATCAATTAATTAAAGCCATAGATGAGAAATCAGGTGATGCTGCCTTTTCTCCTACTAGTAAAACTTATATGGAAGAAAAGAAATAATGCCGACGATAGGTTGTGCTATAGTTTCTAGAAATGATAATCATGGCGGAAATTTAGGAGCCAAAGCTGCTTATTGTTTAAATTCTGCTTTAGAGACATATGATGAAGTAGTTTATGTAGATTGGAATTCTAGAGATGGTAAGACTTTAGTAGATGAATACATATATGATTTGTTTAATTATGGAAAACTTAAAATAGTAATTGTAACTCCAGAACAACATAACAGATACGCAAATGGAAATAAAATTTCTCCGTTTAATCATGTTACTGGTAGAAATGTGGGATTAAGAAGACTTAATACAGATTATTTAGTTAGCACAAATATAGATGAAATACAACCAGCCAGAAAATATTTTGATAAATATTTAAATGATGAAACTGTACTTACAGCAGTAGCTAGACACGGGCTTCAAAGAGGATTAGACGACCTAATGCCTTTGGGTTCATGGAGAGATATAGTTTCTGTTAGAGACAAACTTACTACAATGTCTTTCCCGCAAGCATGGCCTATAAAAATGAACAAAGATGACGTTTGGTCTTTAGTGGCTTTCTGTGGTGATCTTCAATTAGCCCATAGAAATTTATGGCACTCTATAAGAGGTTTTGCAGAATTTCAAAAGGGAGATAATTATATGGATTCTCTATTACAAAGAAAAGCCATAGAAGCTGGATATAAAGTTCAAGTAAGTTATGATATTCCTATTTATCATATAGACCACGACAGAAGTAATGCATATGGTGAATATAGTTTAGAGAATAAATCGTCTTGTTTAACTAAAGAATTTGTTATTCCACCTAATGATGAAAATTGGGGACTATGGGACTATGATTTAAAAGAATATGTTATATAGAATTGGAGAGGAAAATGTATGATAAAGTAGTATTTTATTTGCATTATGGTAATGGAGATATTTTTGAATCTAGAGAATTTGTAAAAGAGTGGATGGACATTGTTCCTGCCAAAGAGTACGAATATGCTCATGGCAAAAACCCTAAAATTCTTTGGGACATCCCTAAACTTAAATCTGTTCTAGTTACTCCTATAATGCATGGAATGACTGATCTATTAGAACAAGACAATATTCTTTATGTTAATTGTTGGATAGGTAGAGATGGCAAATATGTTCTTCCTGGAATTGGTTGTGTAGTTGAAAAACTTTACGAGATGCATAATGAGATGCTAACTAAATTAGGAGTTAGAAGATTATCTAAACCAGTTTTAGATTATATACCTAGTATAGATTATTCTTATTATGATCTTTTTAATGTAGATAAATTTTTAGAACAATATAAAGATAAAGACAAAGTTTTAATTGACAATGGGAATGTCCAATCTAATCAAGCTAAGAACTTTGATTTCACTCCTATAATTTATAGACTAGCTGATTACTATAAAGATAAATTATTTATAACCACTCACCCATTACCAGAGAAAAAGGATAATTTATTCTCTTCTGATTTTGTAATTAAGTCCAAAGAGCCATTTGATTTAACTGAACTTTCTTATTTAAGTTTACACTGTAATACAATTATTGGTAGAAACTCTGGTCCGTTTGTTTATGCACAAGTTAAAGAAAACTGGTTTGATCCCAATAAAGTATTTATGTCTTTTACTTATACTAAGATAGCATCTACATTTGTGTTGTCTCCACAGGTTAAAGCTACTAAGTATTGGTCAGACTTTATTTCAGAAGATGGTGTTTATTATAAATGTATAGAAGCGATTGAGAGAAAATGAAAACACTTATAGGTGCTACAGATAACTTTTCTGGCGTTTATCAAATAAGAAATGTAGTTAATAATCATTTTTATATAGGATCAGCGGTCAATTTATACAAAAGATTTCTACATCATGTGGGACGTTTACGAAATAATAAACATAAAAACCAACATTTACAATTTGCATATAACAAATATGGTGAGGAGAACTTTGAATTTAAGGTAATATTATACTGTGAAAAATTTGAACTTTTAAGATATGAACAAGAATTAATAAATAGATTAAACCCACACTACAATATTTGTAAATTTGTAAAAAGCAAATTGGGATGGAAAACTCCTCCAGAAGTAATAGAAAAAATAAGATGTTCACAAATAGGTAAAAAAAGAAGACCACATACTCAAGAGGAAAAACTAAAATTTTCTTTAGCTTTAAAAGGAAGAAAAAGACCGCCCTTCACGGAAGAATGGAAAAACAAAATAAGAATTGCAAACATAGGGAAAAAATTGTCAGAGGAAACCAGAAGGAAAATTTCTTGTGCTTTAGTTGGAAGACCTGTTACACCAGAAACTAGGAAAAAAATTTCAGATTCAAATAAACACCCTAAAATTAAGAGGATTAATAATGTTAACTAATACCTGTATAGGGATCGGGACCTTTGGCAATTTAGAGTTTACTAAATTAGCAGTTCAATCTGTTGAAGATACTACTAATAAACTAGTAGATTTCTTCTTAGTAGTTGGTAAACCAGGAGATGAAAAAACAATCGAGTGGCTGAAATCCAAGAATATTCCACATAGTGTTCACAGTAGTAATAGAGGATTTCCAGTCTCAGTAAATGATATTTATGATTATGCCTTTAAAATGAATAACTATGACAACTTAATCATAATGGGAAACGATGTTCTAGCCTATCCATATGCAATTGACAATCTAATTCATGTAGCAGAAACCACAGATTATGATTGGGTTTGCCCAAGAGAGGTTAGTGTTTTTACTTTATTAAAAGCACATCCAGAATTAAAAGAATTGTTTGCTGGTAGAGAATTAAGAATTACTCCAGAAGATTTACAGAAAAGACCGTGGGAAGCCTTCGATGAATATAAAAATGATCCATCATATTGTGATATAAGATTTAGTCAAACCCATAATATGTGCCTTTATAAAAAATCTGTGTTTGATAAAGTAGGATATATTGATGTTAATTTTTATCCTGCTTATTTTGAAGACAATGATTTAGTTAAAAGAGCATTACTTACAGATTTAAAATCTTGTACTCTAAACCACACATTTTATTTCCATTTCTGGAGTAGAACTATTAATCAAGAAACTGGTGGATCAAATTCTAAATTCTTTTCTCTTAATAGTAATTTCTATATTAAAAAATGGGGCGGTCCGTTTCTAAAGGAAACGTATTCAGTACCTTTTAATGGAGAAAGTAACTTCTTTAATCTTGGAGGAATTAAAATAGACTCCAGAGAAAGAGAACAAGAAGTTATAAATTATTGGAAAGAAACAAAATGAATTTACTTCTCTGCGGAGCAACAGGATATGGTAATGTAGGTGATGACTGTATTAGAGACATACTGGCAGACTCCGTTTATTCCAAGTTTGGAGACAAAGTAAATATTACTGCTACGCGCCCTTATCCACAAAAGAAATTAATTGAAGAATCTAATCTAATAGTAATTGGTGGTGGTGGATTAATCTATGATAGTAATCAAGCTAATTTTGATTACTATCTCATGTATGCTGCTGAAGCTTATTTAGAAAGTAAGCCGTATGCTTTTATAGGAATAGGTTTACAAGAACTTTCTGATCCTAAGAATATTAGTAGACTAAGAGAAGCATTTAGACATTCAAAAGTTATTTCAGTTAGACAACAGGCTGATATTGATAAACTTAAGAAATTGGATTGCTATTTTGAAAACAAAACCTTTCTAGGAAAAGACATTGGTTATTTAATCAAACCCTCCAAAATTAAATTTACAGAGAAAAGTAATAAACCTAAAATAGCAATTATTCCTGGGCATGATTTTTTAAATACAGAAATATATAAAGACAAAATTAAATTAGCTGTTTTAAATAATATGAATGCAGTAGATTTTTATTTTATATCCACATCATATGAAGACAACGATAACATAGAAGAACTGAGAAAGATTATAGATTATAATGGATCAATAAGAGATTTTAAATATTTTAGAGCATCTACTATAACATCTCTACTAGGAGAAATGGATGCCGTCTATACCAATAGATTTCATGGGGTAGTGTTTGGTGTGGCCTCTGGGTGTAAAAAAGTTATTGGTTTTGGAACCAAGCAGAAAATTTTGGATGAGCTACCACAAGAAAACATTGCCACTTCTTTTTCAGAAGGATTTCTAAATATATTAAATACATGTAAAGAAATACCTTTTGTAAAAGATAGAACACATCTTAATCTTTTAAATGGTTTAATTAGTAGTATGATATGATTGCAGAAAAAGTAACTCAATTTGATTTAGTACTTTATGAGATTTTAAGAAATCCTGTTCTTTATGCAGAGTTTGTTAATAACATTGACAGAACCGATAGAGAAGAGGAATTTAAACTTACATGGTATCAGAAAGATGTAGCATGTGATTATAATCCATATATAAGTTTATGTATGGCACGTGCTGTAGGAAAGACTGAGATTTTAAGTAACATAATTTCTCAAACTCTTATTCTTAATATTTATCCAGATGATTATATAATTTATACGGTCCCTAATGAAGCACAACTTAAACCTGTGTTCGCAAATGTTAGTAGAAAATTTAGAGCCAACTCCTTCTTAAAAAACTTTATAGAACCAAAGTCTGGAATTAAAACAAATGAAAGCATTAAGCTTTTAAATAATGCACTTCTATTATGTAGAATTGCTGGTACTAGTGGCACAGGAGTTAATGTTATTGGTTTGCATACTCCGTTTGAAATTGTAGACGAAGCCGCTTATTTTCCATTTGGAACTTATAAAGAATTGATTCCTACTTTAAATACATGGACACCTGGATTTAAAAGATACTCTTCAGGAGTTCCTAGTGGACTTAGAGAAAACAATGTTCTCTGGTTATCAGACCAAGGAGATAGTTCTTACACTAAACATAGAGCAACTATCTTTGACAATCCTAGAATTACTCCTGATGATATAGAAAAATTCAAAATAGATTACGGAGGAGTGGATAGTGAAGACTGGATGCACCTTGCTCTAGGTCAACATGGTAAACCAGTTTACTCGGTTTTTGATAGAACCTTGATGAGAATTGAAGGGGAGCCAGTTTATAAATTAGTATTAGATGGTATATCAGAGAGAGATAATATTGGAAACTATATAGATAAACTAATAATGTTTCCATCTTTGCCTACTAATAATATGACTATATTTGGAGTGGACTTGGGTTACACTGATCCAACAGCTATTTTTATTTTATATGTTAACAAAAATCAACAGATTAAATTCCACGGTAAGGTACAATTAAATAAAGTCACATACCCAATTCAAATGAAAATCATAGACACTCTTGATACAAAATTCAAACCAGCCCTTATTGGTATAGATGTTGGGGCTGCGGGTAGAGGTGAAGTTCAACATTTAATTCAAGATGATGAATTTAAAACCAAACACTATGAAAAAAGAATTTATCCTGTAGAATTCAGTTCAAGTGTGCAATTAGGTTTTGACTCTTCTGGTGAAGAATTAAAATCTAAGACTAAGCCATTTGCAGTTAGTTTACTTCAAGAGTATGCTAATACACACAAACTAATTTTTTCTTCTACAGATTATGATACTATATTAGAACTGGAAAGAATGACATACACTAAAAACCCACAATCTGGAGATTTAGTATATAGAACTTTAACTCCAAAGGGCGGACAAAAGGGAGAGGACCACTTTACATCGGCACTGTTATGTGCTACATTGGCTTATTATATGGAAAGTGAAAATATGATAAGACCTAAATCAGTTAAACTAGCTTCTCCAAGTTGGTTTTTATAATAGGTAAATTATGACAAACAAAAAACAAGAACCTAAGAAATTTGCATTGGCTACTTTCATGTCAAATGTGAACCAAATAAGCAATCCGTGGGGACCAGCTGACATAGATAAATTAGATATTTGGGATTACAAGGAGTTTAGAAAAGTAGTTAATGCTTGTAGATTTTTCTATAAACGCGATCCAATTGCTTCAGCAGTAGTTAATAAAATGGTAGACATTTCTATTACTGATTTGTGGTTTAGTAGAAAAGGTATAGAAGATAATCAATTCAAACTCTTTTTAGCTATCAAAGATAAACTTAGAGATTTTGCTGAAGTTATGGCATTAGAGTATATGTTATCTGGATTAGTAATCCCTGAGATATCTTATGCAGTAGCTAATAAAGAGATACTTAAAGATTTTGGAATTAAGAAATATGAAGCATTAGTTCTTCCTGTTTCTATGTGGCTTCGTGATCCATTTACAATTAAAATTAAAAGTTCTTGGTCTACAAGTAAGCCCTCTTACTTTGCTATTATTCCTCCAGAAGCTATTAATTTTATTATGAGCGGTGGAGTTTTTCCAGATGGAACTAGAGACTTAAAATTATATGAAGAACTTTCAAGGGACTACCCAGAATTTGTAGCTGCTATTAAAAGAGGAGAAACGGAGTTTCTTTTAGATAATCCATTAATCATTAGAAGAAGATTTACTACAGAATCTCCTTATCCAGTTCCTTATATGTTCAGTGCTTTGGAACCATTAAAACATAAAAGAAATATTAGACGTATGGATTATTCAGTAGCTGCTAGAGCTATTAAAGCTATTCAGATATTTAGAATGGGTAATGATACTTTCCCTGTTACTGAAGACAGTCAAGAGGTATTTGATTCAATTAAAAGTCAAATGACTTGGAGAGACTCTGGTGGACTTAATGTAGAATCCGTGTTCCAACTTTTTGCTAACCATACATTAGATGTTGAATGGGTGTTTCCTCCGTTCGATGCTTTATTAAATGATGTTAAATATAGAGAAGTCAACGGTGATATTATAATGGGGTTAGGTTTTCCCGGTATTCTTTTAACAGGGGAATCTGAAAAATCAAACACATCTTCTCCAGATTTTGCAACCTTATCTCCAATTAAAACCATGAACAATATGAGAGATAAAATTGCTAGAGTATTAAATGATATTGTTACTGAAATATCAGAACAGAACCATTGGAAGAAAGCACCACATGTAGACTTTAAACCTGTTCACTTACAAGCATTTAAAGATTTAATAGTTGGATTGCAATTCTTATATGGTACTAGAAATGTTTCTAGACAGACTTTAACAGAAGCCTTTGGTTATGATTGGGAAGAAGAACACGAAAAGATTAAGAAAGAGGATAAAGAAGTTAAAGCTGCTGGTACTATGGAAGTATCTCCTATGCCTTTCTCTCCCCAACCAAATACTCCTGGGGAAAAACCAAAAGGAAGTGAAGAAAAGAAGAAAGAATAATGGGGGCTTGACAAAATAACCGAAGTGTGGTATAATAGTAAGTGAGGATAAGATAGGACGATTCGGTATACTAATTCGGACAAATCCTATCCAAATTATCCGAATAGGTAAAATATGGACAAATTTGTTACAAGAGAAGAAGAACTTCAATTAGTAGAACAAGAGGGTGAGGCGATGTCTGCTGTATTTAAAAGCCCTCTTGTTACTACTGTAAAATTCATTCTTACTGACGACGAGCCAAATCATAATAAACAAAGAGTTCCTAGAGAGGAATTTATTAATATTATGAATTCAGGCATTTTTATGCCTATTAAGATGGCTATGGGTAAGATAGAAGACGGACATAAGGGAGCTATTCCTATTGGAGTTATTACCCATTTGAAAGAAGAAGGTAATAGAATTATTGGATTAGCTGCTTTATGGAACAAAGAAAGACCAGATGATGTAGAAATAATTAGAAAGCATTATGAAGAAAAACGCCCATTAAATTTATCATGGGAAATTGCTTATTCAGATTCTAAAGTGGATGAATCCGGTATTGAAAATCTTATCAATACTGCTTTGAGAGCAGTTACCTTAGTTGGTATACCGGCTTATGGGGGAAGAACTCCAATCTTAGCGGTTGCTTCAAAAGAAAACGTAGATAGAGTTTTGAATATTGTCTCTGCATTGGAAATACCAGAAGAAGTTAAAAAGAATATTCAGGCAGAATTGACTGGAATTACTTATGCAGAAGAAAATAAGGAGGACGAATTGGACGAAAAAGAATTTCAAGCTAAGATAGATGAACTTAATCAGAAATTAGCAGATGCTAATAAAGAGTTAACTACAATTAAGGAAGCACTATCAGCTAAAGAAAAAGAACTTCAGACTCAATCTGAAGAAGTGGCATCTTTAAAATCATTCAAAGAAACCGTTGAAAAGAAAGAACAAGAAGCTACTAAGTTAACTGAAATTAAACAAAAATTTGCTTCTGTTGGAATTGTTAAAGAAGATAAATATTTCACAGAACATAAAGATGATCTTTTGGCTTTAAACGATGCACAAATTGATTTTATGATTCAAGAGCTAGTTGCTTTTGCAAGTGCCTCAAAGAACTTCCAATCAATTAAAAAGACTACTGTTCCGCCTATTAATGGTGGGCAAGTACCCTCTTCTGATCCTAAAGAATTAGCTGCACAGTTGAAAGATTATCTTAGTAAAAAATAATAGGAGGAAGATACTAAATGGAAATTAATGAACTTAATGAAGTCTGGGGTGTTGTACCAGTAGAAAATATTAAAGAGGGAAGATTTGTCCTTCTAACAACTCAGGGCTTTAGTAATGTTTTTGGTGGTGGAACTGATTTACCAGGATGCAAAACTCCTGATAATACCACAGAAGCCAAACGCGCTAGATATATGATTGGCTTTGCTATGGATAATAGAGATGTTCCAATCTATGTCTCTATTCCGCAAGTAACATGGTCATTACGCAGAGGATTTGACCAAGCTGCAAACATTCCGTTTACAGCGGATGTTTATATGACACAAATGAGTGTTAAGACTGGATTAACAATTCCGTCTGGTTCTTACGCTCTAAGATTTGGTGAAGGTAGATATACACTTCCGTCTGGAGATTATATTTACAGTTCAGAACTTCACACACCGGGCGTTGGTCTTGCTGTCCAAGATGCTACCACAGACGCTACTGCCGGAGAAGCTGGTAAACTGAAATATGCTGCCTTTGATGCCGATGTTGTAGTTGCTCTGGTTGAGGAATTCGATTCTGATAATAACTTAACATTTAGAATCATTTAATAGGAGGTTTAAAACATGGAACAATTCGATAAGGAAGCCGTTGCTGCACTTTTAAAGGATTCTTCAAACAGGGAAGCATTGGCAGAATTTTTGCAGGAGTTTATTCCGGCTGGACATATTACTCTTGACTATATCAGTTTGTTACTGAATACAAGAGCACTTAAACCGGGCGACGCTCTTGTTAAGAAAATTAGAAAGGGGATTAAAGTTCACACTTTAGTTCCTGGCGCAGTTCATCTGAAATCTGAAATCACAGTTAAAGATAGAATCAATTACTCGATTGATGGTATTGATGTCGGTGTTAACTTTAACAAGTGGGAATTAGAAAAAGGTGAAATCGGCACAGTTGAAGAAATTAGAGCCGAGATGACAGCCAAACTAAGAGATCATCTGTTTAATAGAGTTCTTACTGCACTAGCCACTGTCTGGACAGCTGGTAATACTCCGGATAACTATGCTACTTGTGCTACGACTGTGAACTCAACTACTCTTGACTCAATGATTGATCAAATCAATCAGTATGGTGGTGGCGCTAAAACAATTATTGGAACTAGAAAAGCAGTTACACCTATTACCAAATTTGCTGCTTTCTGGTCCGATACTGCTACTTCGACAGTTGGAGTTTCTCAAGATATTTTAACTGAGTTCTTAAGAACTGGAAAACTTGGTGGGTATCTTGGTGTTCCGATTGTAGCTGTAGACCAAGTCTTCGATAACCCAGAAGATTATAATGCTTTAATACCGGATAACTATGTTCTCGTTCTTGGTAATAAGGTTGGTGACTTTATCACATATGGAAATCCAGAATGGAAAGTTTGGGACGATATGCGGCCTACACCTCCTTACACTAATATTGAGTGCTGGCAACAGTTCGGTATGATAATCGACAATGCCCTTGGCATTGGAGTAATCAAGATTACGTAATAATAATTAACAATTGGGGGAGGGCAAATAATTTTCTTTGGCGGAGCTTAACAGCGGCAAAGAGATGCCCTCCCCCTCAAATATAAAAGGAGATTTTATAATGACTGGAGAAATTTCAGTAGATGTGTATTCTGCTATGCAGACTGGCAAGCCGTATAAGTCATATAGAAAAACAATTTTAGGAAAGGTTTCTGTAGAAGTTTGGAACGAATTTGACAACAAACCAGAATGGGTTCTTTTATATGGAAGACCAGAGACAGCTATAGTAGATGTTTGGACAGAAAAAGGCGAAGTATATTTTAAAAATAAGAACAAAGTTTTAATGGACGCAGGACTTGTATTAGAAGTAAATAGGGCAGATTTACCTCCAGTACCAGAACCTAAAGTTTACACAGATGCAGATTTATTAGAATTATTTAAAAATAAGTTTTTTAAATTTAGAAGTATATTAAATAATATAGACAGTGAAGCCTTGTTACTTAGAATTCTAAGATTAGCTGAAGAACATAATTATTCCGCAGCAACAACTAAGGCTATTGAAGCACGTCTATCAGAAGTTCAAACAGCAGACTTTAATATACCATCACTTAAAAGTGAACCGGAAACTAAATAATGATTGAGACAGTAACTAATCTGGACTACTTAATTGATTTTGTAAGAATTCAAATAGGAGACATGACAGTTCCCTATAGATATACTGACGCAATGCTCAGAACTACATTAGTTACTGCTGTTAGAGCATTGCAACGTTGGTGGAACAATAGATATCTTATAAATGCAACTACTTATGATGTTTATAGAAATCCCAATATAGCGTTTTTAATGTCATCTCCTCCAATTATTCAAGACGCAGACCAAAGACCTATCGAATTAATGACATCAATTATCATTAAAACTGGTTCTCTTGAAAACATTTCTTATAATTTATCTTCATGGAGAGATGCTGAGATTTCATTTTCTAACTTAGAAATGGGAAGACGTAAAGATGCTTCTCTAGTTAGAGACTGGAACGAATTAACTTCGTTGTTGTCTATACCAGTTAAAAGGTTGGCATGGACTATTAAGGGTTCATTACCTGGTTACAACAATAACCCATACGAAAAAGATTCTGAGTTTTAAGAAAGGTTTAAAAAGGAATGGAAAAGAAAATCAACACTCCATTAGGACATACAAAGATTTTAGTTGTATGTGAAATGTGTGGTGAACAGGTAGAAATCTACAGATGTTCTTCTAGAAGTTATAAATTTTGTTCTAGTAAATGTTATAATAATTTTAGGAAGCAAAGTGGAATTATCACAATTAGTTGTGATAATTGTGGAAAAAACTTTACTTTAAAGAAAGTGTATTTTGAAAGAAGTAAGAAGAACTTTTGTAGTAAGAAGTGTTATTTAGAGTCCTGTGTTGCCTCAATTAAGCGTAGTGGAGCAAGTTGGCGAAGATTAAAGAAGGCCATTAAAAGAGATTTGGGAATTTGTCTTCAATGCGGAAAGCAAGCTGAATGTGTTCATCACATAATTCCGCTTAGAGATTTTACTTCTACTAAAAAATCTGATGTACTAAGTAATCTAATTTCTCTCTGTAAAAAATGTCATCAAGAAACTTATAGTAATGAATATAAGTATGTCCCAATTTTTAAAGGCATTTTAAAAGAAAGGTACGGATATTATGGATAAACGAACCAAACTACTCTGTATAGGAGATGGCGGAGCGCCTACTGGATTTGCTAGAGTTCTACATTCTATTCAAAAGTATTTACCAAAAGAAGATTATGATATTCATCATTTGGCTGTAAATTACTTTGGTGATCCTCATAATTTTAATTGTAAAATGTATCCAGCGATGATACCTGGAACCGATCCTCTTGGTTTGAATAGAGTTGGAAATGTTATAAATTTTGTAAAACCAGATTTAATTTTTATTCTGAACGATCCTTGGAATATTAATGAATATCTGAGAATTATAAAAGGAATAAAAGAAACTAAAGTACCACCCGTTGTAGTATACTTTCCAGTAGATGCTAAAGAACAAGACCCAGATTGGTTTAGAAACTTTGATATGCTTTCCAGAGTTATAGTCTATACCAAGTTTGGATATGATGAAGTTAAAAAAGTAGTCCCCGACATGAAGTTAGATATTATACCACATGGAGTAGAGAAGTCATTATTCTTTAAAAAGGACAGACTAGAATCTAGAAAAGAACTTTTCTCTGAAAAGAATAAAGAATTATTAGAAGGATGGTTAGTTTTAAATGTTGGTAGAAACCAACCTAGAAAAAGAATAGATTTAGCACTGAAGGGTTTTGCTTTGTTTGCTGAAGGAAAACCAGAAACAGTTAAATACTATAGTCATTGTGGTTTAAGAGATGCTGGTTGGGACATATTAAAATTATGCAAAAGACTTGGAATTTCAAATAGATTAATTATAACAAGTAAAACTGACGGTGTACAATCAGTACCAGATGATAAATTAAATGTAATTTACAATGCTTGCGATGTTGGAATTAATACTTCTCTTGGAGAAGGTTGGGGACTTCCTAATGTGGAACATGCTATAACTGGTGCTCCGCAAGTAGTTCCAGATTCTTCTTCGTGCAGAGAGTTATTTCATGATTGTGGATTATTAATTCCAATTAGTCAATATCTAACTTATACGGGTATGTTAACTGATGGTGCCCTTGTTAAACCAGAAGATGTTGCTGAAAAATTAGAATTACTTTATACTAATAAAGAACTCTATAATGAATTATCAGAAAAAGGGTATAAAAAATTTACTTCTCCAGGATATTCTTGGGAAGAAGTAGCCAAACAATTTGATAAGGTCTTTAAAGAAGTTATTAAATGAACATAACATTTCCTACAGACACATATGAAACTATAGATGCTATTAGAGGAGCAATTGGAAGGGATGTAGAATTTTATGTTCCCTCTCTTTCAGGTTGTTCTATATGTGATTTGGACCCTGTAACTAATACATCTACAGATTCTTTTTGTGATGTTTGTAGTGGAAACTATTGGATTAAAACATATTCTATTATAACTTTAAGCGGGCATATTACATGGGGACCAGCTGATGTTTTACAGTGGCATCCTGGTGGGCAACTTTTTGATGGTGACTGTAGAGTACAAATAAAATATACAGAAGTAAACAAAGAAACTTCTGAAGATGCAGATTATATAGTTGTAGATGATAAACAATTGGAAATAAAAAGATCAACATTAAGAGGGGTTCCCTCTATTAATCGTATTTTACTAGACTGTATAGAAAAGGACAGGGACAATGAGTAATACTAAAGAGGTTTTAATTGAAGGTTTAGATGTTATTGATGTGTTAGGAGAAGTTAGTAGAAAGAACAGAAAGTTTGCTGCTATCTTTTTAAATGAACTAGATGAGATTATTTCAGATATAGATACAAAAAAGAAAATTCGCAAACTTTATTTGGATACTTTGAATAATTATTCTCGTTCTATTGTAAGAATGATTTTTGGTGACATAGAAGGCTTTACTGATGGCGAAAAAACTTATTCAAAACCTAAAGAAAATTCAATCAACAGTCAGTAAAGATGCTAAAAAACTTTCTTCTAAAAACAAAGAAGTTTCTAGATATAGATTTAATATAATAAGAAGACAGTTTTTAGAGACTGTTCCGTACAAAGAAATCTTTCTTGAACAATTAGGAATAGCCCTCTCTATAAATCCTGAGTTTGGTGTTGCTGAATATTTAGACCCTCTTTATAGAGTAGTAGATAATCCAAAACTTTTGATATTTGATTACGAAAATAGAACTGTAAGATTAAATATGGTAGGTACTGCTGGCAAGTTAGATAATTGGGCTAAGGCAGTAAGTATGGCTAGAAGAGAGTCTGCTGGAGCGTCACCACTAAAGGCTTCATTTTACTGGCAGATGATGTACAAAGCTGCAAGAGAAAAGTGGGAATATAAAGAAAAACAAGTAGAAAAGAAATTCAAAAATTTTAGTATTGAGCAAAATAAACACTATCATACATTTAAAAAAGATTATACACGTAGAGAATTTGTTCATAAACTGTCTGCTAAAAACAGAACTAAAAAACTAGCTCAATTATATTGGAATATTATAAGAACAAGAATAGGAAGTCTGAAAGAAGGAGAAGCTCCTTGGTGGTATATCCTTAATTATGGAGTTTCCAGAACTGGTATGTCTTCAGACAAAGGTGGACTACCTTATCCTAGAGCCAAGTCAACAAGATTTGTAGAAAAAACAGAAAATGAATTAACCAAGCTTTTTAAAGCTATGTTCAAAGAAACCGCACAAGATAAAAGCAAAAAGATAGTAGACACCAAAGCATTAGCTAAAGATATTAGACAGGTTTTTAGAGCAATTCCTCCAGATGAAATAACATATGTTATGCGTTATAGAAGTACAGTAAGTGGAAGATATGTATCAGCAACACAAGCAGCCGAAGACCCATTAACTTACGAAGTTATGGAACGTGAAAGTAATCAGTATATTAGACAAAATTATTAGGATACAAAATGGAATTAGAACGCAAAAAAGACTTATCAGTTTATTATTGGTTAAAAGATTTATTTGCGGGTACACCAGTTACGGTTGTTGATGAGTATCCTGAAGATAAATTGATAGTCCCATCTATCTGTCCAGAAATAGGAGAGATAGCAAAAGTTCCTAAAGAAATGGGGAACAGACATGGGAACACTGTGCGTACTTGGTTTATAGACATATATGCTAAGAACAAAACACAGAGAAATGAAATGATGTATAAGGTAATGACAGAATTGGAAGATGGCATCCCAATTTACAATTATGATGAGGGATATCCACCAACTGTCTCACCGACTCAGATTGGATGTTTAGATAATAGTAATATAAGATCAACTATTATCACAGTTCTGCCTGAACTTGTTGAAACACTTTACTGGAGAGCGCAAGTCTCTTTTCAAGGTGATTATTCTGAAACTTAGGAGGCAAATTTTATAGATGGCAAAAAGATTAGCTGTACCTTCTAAAGATTCGCAACTCTATATTGTAGGCTCGCTAGAAGCTTTTAAAGCTAGTAGAATTCAAAGACTTAACTTAAAGAAAGATGTTCCTTCTACGACAGTAGATGAATTGGGAAATCGTTTGCATGTTGGAGATATTGCAGATACTCCTAATGTAACACTTACCCTCTCAGCATTTGATGTTGGTATAAAGATTTTTTCTGTACTTACTGGTACAAACTATCTTGCATATCCAGCAGCGGGTGTTGATGTTTCTGAGTTTGGTGAGATGGACGCAATTATCTTTACTAAAGATGCAGATGCAGAAGATTATGTTAAATCAATGCACGCAAGACGACTTCAAATTCGTGACGCTGCTTTTAGTTACAGTGTAGATGGAGAATCAACTGAAGACTATACCGCAATTGGTTCTGATGAACGTTACTTTAAGTATGATGTTGTAGTAGAAAAGTTTACTGTTGGTACTACTTCGTTTACGTTAACAGAAACTCCTCGTCAATTAACTAATGGTAACTATTTACTTTCTGTGATTTTAGATGGGGAGTATCTAGAAGAAATAGATGGTGTTCCTGCAACTGGACAATATGATTATAATCCAGGAACAAGAGTAATTACTACATTTGAATCCAGAACAGGTCAATTACTGGCCGTGTTCCATGCGAATCCTGCTGGAACAAATTGGGCAGATGTTGGTGATACTGGAATGCCAGCAGCCATTAGAGGAAAAGATGTTGCAATAACAATTAGTGCTAATGATATTCCTAGAGTACAGAATGTTACAATTAATGTTAACATGAATGTACAACCGGTTAAAGAAATGGGCAACCAAGATATTGTAGGATATCAAAGACAGGTTCCTACAGTTGATGGAACTATTACAGTTCTTGATACAGATACAGAATTGGTTTCCTTATTCTCAACTGGAGTTCTAGGAAGTGGTGAAGAATGGCAACCCGGTGAAGGATGCAATACTTCAGAAGTAGCACTAGAAATTAAACTGTATGATCCTTGTGCTTCTACTACAGTTCTAAAGACTGTATATGTTCCTGAAATTACAATTGTTGGTGATGGGTTTACTCAAAACGTTAACAACAATGCAACTCTAACATTTAACTGGAAAAGCACTGATGCTCGTTGCTTGATTTACAGTGGTGCTAGATAATATAATATAGTAATTCGACTATAAAGGGTTCATTAAAAAGGAGTCATATTGTTTTACGAAAGTAAGAATATGACTCCTTTTCTATTATACGGAAAGGAAAATTAAAATGCCTGTAGAAAAGAATGATATTGATATTTCTAAATTGTTTGAGTGGGGGAAAAAGTTTACTGTTAATTGGAAAGACAAAACTCTAGATGTGTACATTCGGTTGGTAGGAGATGCCGAATTAAACAGAAGTAGGGTATTTGGTCTTAGAAAAAGTGCAGAACTTAGACGTAAACTTTCTGATTATAATTCAGAAGAAAGACTAGCTTACATTCCAGATTTTCAAGCAGTTACTAAAGAAGGAATTGTAGGTGCTTTAATTAGTTATAGTAGAGAAGATTATATAGAAGAAGCAGTTAAAAATGTAGAAATAAAGAAACCTAAAGAATTAGCCTCAGATGCTAAACTGGAAGAACAAGAAAAACATCAGAAAGAAGTTGATGAATATCCAGACAAAAGAAACAGAGCTATTCTAGAATACATAACTAAGAAGTTTGAAGCTAAGAAAAAAGAACTAGAAGTTCTACCTAAAAAAGATTTATATGATAGATTTGCTACTGCTGCTATTAACGAAGTTTGTAGGGGAGAATTTCTAAAGTCTTTCAGAACTATGAGTACTTATTTTGGTTCCTACAAAGACGAGAAGTTTACGGAAAGACTTTGTAATTCTTTTGAAGAGTTTGATAATCTACCTACAGATGTTAAAGCACAATTAATAGATTCTTATACTACCTTAGAAATACCGACAGAAGATTTAAAAGCATAGCGGCTAGTAATGCGATTGTCTCACTTTGGAGTACAGCAAAAGCATTATTAGTACCGCTAGACACAAAACTTAAGAACCTCCAAGACCTACCTTACACAGTTTCTTATATAATTCGTAAGAGATTACAAATAGATAATCTTAACGAACTACCTAAAGAAAAACGTCCGCCGGATAGTATATTATGGGAAGGAACTTCAGAAGACTTAGATGAATGGTTAGAAAAAGTATTACATTCTAAAGATAAAGACACTAATAAACAATATGTCAATATCGAGGACATAGAACAATAAATGCCAGATGATTTCAATGAACTAAATCAAATGATTTCCGGCATGGAAAAATTTGCTGGAGTAACCGGCAAAGCCGCTGATAATCTTAATAGACTAACCATTGCTGCTGATAGAGCAAATAAAACTGCTTCATCAGGTATGTTAGGTTGGAGCAATCTAATGTACAAAAGTAGTCCAGCATGGGAATATCACTATGGTCAATCCGGCCAGTGGGGAGGCCAAGCAGCTAAAATGGGAAGTAACTATCCATACGCCGCTGGATTTACTCCCGGAACACCAGAAAAAACTTCTCTAGCTGGATCAAAATATGAAGCTATAATTAATGGAAATGTTGACCAACTAAGATTAGTATTAGCGGAGTACAAATTACTTGGACAATCTACTAGAAAAATAGTTTCTGCGGAAGACGCTTTTGCAGCAGAAATAAACAGAGCGTCTTCTCAATTTAAAAATATATCTGGTTATAGTAATAGTACTGATATTGCTGGAGAGTTTAGAAAAAGTTCTGGATACTACGCGGGAAAAGTTGGAAGTAATCCTCTAGTAGAACAGATTAGAAGTGCTACTGGTTTTTATAATGTTAGTGGTGCTGGAGAAGAAAACATGTTTAGTTCTCTTCAGCAAAGTGTTCAGGGTGATAAATTATTTGGAGATGCTTTACAACAAGCAGAAAGACTTGGATTTGGAATTGAAAGTTTAAAATCTAAAGTTCAAGATGGTGCTGCTGGTTTTCAATTACTATCGTTTGAATCTATAAATGCAGATGGTTCGCTTAAAAAATTAAAAGTTTCTGTAGATCAAGCTGGTAATGCTACAGTTAAAAGTGGTTCTATGTTTAGAACCTTTGGACAAACATTAATGAGAAATGTAGAATCATTTGTCCAATGGTCGATCGCTTTATCTGTTGTTTATCTTCCTATGCAAAAATTACAAGAAGGTTTGAGTTCAATGATTCAAACTCAAACCCAATTAGCTAATGTTACTATTGCTCTTGGTAATGCACACAGAGATATGTATGACATCTTCAAAAGTGCTTCTGAGATTGCTAATGAACTTGGTGTTAGTGTTAATGAAATAGTCGATGTTTATGCTAATGCTTACAGAGCTACTGGAAGAATTGCAGATCAAAATGTAAGAACTGCTGTAACCAATCAGTTACTTGCAGACTCTATGTTATTAGCTAAACTGTCTGGGAGATCACAAGCAGAATCTTTAGATGATCTTGTTGCTGCTATTGAGCAAACTGGTGTTGGTTTAGGTAATGGTCAAGTTCTTCTTGACAAATGGATTAGAACTACTCAACTAGCTAATGTTGATCTTGATACATTAGTTACTACATTCGCTTTAGTAAGTAACGCTGCTGATGATGCTGGAATTTCTGTAGATCAATTAAATGGTCTAGTTGCTACTATTGCTCAAAAAACACCTTACTCTGGAAGAGAAGCTGGTAACAGAATTAGAGCTATTATTGCTGGTTTCCAACAAGAAGGTGTATCTGATGTATTAGGCAAAGTTGGAATTAATCTAGAAGATTACGAAAGCATTTTCGATGTATTAGTTGCTATTTCTGAAAAGAAGGCTGCTGGTTTAATTGATCCCGATACTTGGGAAGAATTAACATTTGCTATTGGGGCTGGTACTAAACAAATGGGTGTAGTATCAACACTATTAGAAAATATGGGTCTTGCACAAGATATTGCTGCTGAATCTGCCAAAGCTCACGGTGAAGCCGAAGATGCTCTGGCTAAACAATTAGGCACTGTTCAAACTGCTCTTACAAGACTAGATAATGCATTTAAATCTTTAGCTACTACACTTGGGCTTAAAGGAGGGATATTAGAAACTATTACATTAGTAGTTGATGGAATGTCATCTCTGCTTAATATAATGAACCAAACTGTTGATGCTACTGGCTCTTTAGTTCCGCAAGTAGTTGCTTTAGGAATTGCTTTTGCTGCACTAAATAGTCCTAAACTTGGTGGATCAATTGGTATGGTAGGTCAAGCAGGAAATTTAACTTCTGTACTTGGTCTTGGTATGGCAGCTTATAATACATATGGTGCTTATAAAGAAGGGGGAATGGATCAAGCTGCAATTTCAGCAGGAGGTTCTGCTATTGGTGCAATGATTGGATTAGTATTAGGAGGACCAGTTGGAATGGGAGCAGGTGCAGCAATTGGTTCTAGTATTGCTGATGCATTTACAGCAGCATTTAAAGTAGACAATTCTATTAGTGGAATTATCTATGATTTGTACAGACAAAACGTAGAAAAAGGAACAAAAGAAGGAACAGCCGCTGGAATACTAAGTGGATATGAAATTGCTGAGATGAAACGCCAAGCACTTATAAAATTAGGTGGAAATGCTATTGGCGAAGACAAACCAGAATGGGAAAAATATATAGCTGGAAAAGGAATTGTTACTGGAACACAAGGTCTTTTATGGGCACAAGGTCTTCCAGCAGACGAAACAATGGGATATATAACAGCACTTCAAGGGGCAATAAGTGGTTTAGATCGTCCTGCTGGACCTTTTGATAAAAGAACTCCCGAAGAAAGATCAGCAGCTAAAGATGACTTACAAGCATTATTAAATGGTCTGAAAGGTGCTTCATGGGAAGTTGGTTCGGCAGCCGCTGCTGCTGGTGCCGCCGGTGGTGGTACTGGAACTGAGGGACCAAAAGCATTTACACTTCCCGGTATGGCACGTTATCCTACTTTATCTAATGCACAAACGAAATTATTAGTGAACGAAGCCAATAGAGAATTAGTAGCTGCTCTAAAAGCTGCCGGTGCTAGTGATGAAGAAGTAACAAAATATCTTAAAGCTTTAGAAACAGCTTTAATTGAAACAAAAGATGGATGGTTAAAATTTGAAAAAGGTTCATCTTTTGATCCAGCTTTCTTAGCACAAGCATTTGATAAATTAGTTTCTACTGGAGCACTTCCGGGAAAAGAAATGGGTATTGAGAAATTAGACATCTCTTCTGATAAAAGGGGGCAACTACAACAATATTTATCGTGGGCAGGAAATCTTCTTTCTGGCATGGGATATACAATGAAACCAGAAGAACTTGGTGTTATCTATAGTGATTATGTTACCGACATCCTTCATGTAGATAATATGCAATTAAGATTGGCTCTTGAACGGATTGCTGAAATCGAACAGAAACAATTAGACGGTATGTACAATCTACCAGAAGGTGCTACGTTCTGGGTTCCTCTCGGTGCTGCGGGATTAAGACCAACCGCTGATGGTAGTGGTGCAAATGTTAAAGAGGGTGGCAATTTAATTTTAAGAGGTGCAGAATTATTTACAGATGCCGTCGGAAAATTGATGACTATAGGAAGTGCAACTAATAAAGATGAACTTCTGAACGATTATGCTGGTTCTGCTGGTTTAGATACTATCACTGAAGCTGATAGAAATAGAGCAGCTATGTTAGGAATTTCAATTGAAGAACTAAAAAGAAGACAAGCCGAAGCAGCAAACTCTAAACTAATGAATCCTCAAGGTGGTGGTCCTGCTTCATTGGCTCAAACTACTGGTATGGGAGGTGGAAATATTTTTGATGCTGGAGGAACAACAATAGCACCTAAACTTTCTACTATAGGAGGAGCCACAACACCTTCTGTAGAAACATCCCCTATTGCCAGAATTCAATTAGAAATAAAAGATAATATAACTTTAACAGTGGATGGAAGACAAATGGCAAACGTTGTTAAACAATATCTGTGGGAAGATTTGGTAAGAGCAGAAAAATCCGGTGGTGCTGTTCAAAGAAAGATGATAATGTAAGGAGGAGCATGGCTTGTGATTGTGGAATTTATGCAATAATTAACAAAATTAATAACAAAAAATATATTGGTTCTTCAATATCACTAACAAAAAGATGGAAAAATCATTTGTATAGACTGAGAGGAAACAAACACCCAACTCCACACTTACAAGCAGCATATAATAAACATGGGGAAGAGAATTTCGAATTTAGAACTTTATTTTTCTGTGACCCGAAAATGTTGTTATTATTTGAGCAAAGAGCTTTAGACTATTATAAGCCAGAATATAATGCCTCTCCAACAGCTAAAAATAGATTAGGGTCAAAAACCTCATATGAAGCCAGATTAGCAAGAAGTAAGAAAATGTTGGGGATGAAACGCCCAAAATGGGTTAGGGAAATCTTAAGTAAAGCATTCAAAGGACAAATTAGAAATGCTAAAACATACTGTGGATTAATATCTCCAGAAGGTGTAATATATAAAAACATAACTAATATGGCAAAGTTTGGAAGAGAACATAATTTTAAATCTAAATATATTTATTCGGTTATTACTGGCAAATTAAATCATCATAAAGGTTGGAGATTATTAAAGGAGACACAAAATGGCATGGTATCTTAACGGGGTCAGGATAATTGTACAAAAACATAAAATAGGTGTAGTTCAAAACTTAGCCAGACTCCAACCTTTCGGATTAGAGTCTATATATCACTACTTTGGATATGTATCTCCTGCACACGGAGTATCCGCATATGTTGTAAGTAATGCAGACAAAGATGCACTTCAATATATTTGTGGTATTGGTGGGCAATATATTCTATCTGGACCAGAAGGTACTACTTTAGTTCATGTTAAAAACTTTAATGCAGATAGAGTAATGTGTATTAATCAAACCATAAGACCGGATTTACCAGGAAGTTCTCCAGTTTACTTATGTGATTTTGAATTGTATCAGGGATATTAAAATGGCTGAAAGAAGAATTTATTGTGTAGCTGACGGTTTTTCACAAATTTTAAACGTAACTGTAAATGCAAGTCATGGTTCTCCAATGGCTAATGCAGTAATTGAATGCATTGAATTTACTAAAGATATTGGAGATAATGTTACAATTGATCTTGGATATGAGGATGATCATGGTGTAGTTTTTAGAGGATATGTTAAAAATGTTGAAAGAGCTACTCCAGAAGACAAGTATATTGTAACTTGTTATGATAATGCTGTAAGACTTTCAGATTTCTTCATTGCTTCATCTACTCCAGAGAATCCATTAAAATATAGAAATATAAAAGCTGAAGATTTAGTTGAAGCATTAGTTAATCTAGCTGGCATAGATAGTTATTACGGACAAGAAACTTTCTTTACCTTTGGTATTAACAATGCCTTTGAAATTAATCTTGTTGCGGTATATGATTATATTAGAACTATAGCTGATGTACTATCTTGGAATATTTATTGTACTCAGGACGGACAAATAAGATTTGTAAATAGAAAACCGTATGTTATGGATGGTACTTCTGGACAACCAGGAGATGTGGCAGATGTTCCATTTGCAACTGCTTATGATGTAGATGGTTCCGGAGATGATAAAATTCTTGAATTCTCCCACCACTTATCTGAAAAAGATTTAAGAAATAAAGTAGTAGTTTATGGTAGAGGAAGTGTCTCTGCTACAGCTAGTGCTGTTTCTCCATATATACCAAATAATCCAGATGGAAGTCCTTTTTATAAAACAGTAGTAGTAGCCACTCCAATTATAGATACTATTGCAATTGCTCAATTATCTGCTAACTACAACTTACAATTGTATAATAGACTAAGTGAACAGTGTTCTATAAAGATAGAAGGAAGACACGACTACGATGCTAGAAAAGTTATTACTCTAGACGAAAGAATTTTAGATGTAACTGGAAATTGGTACATATATTCTTGTGAACATTCTTTAGCTAGAGAACAAGGGTACACGGTTTCTATGGAATTGAGAAGATAATGAATTTTGAAGTCTATATCAATGGTGTGGAAAAACACGAACATACTCTATCATATGAACGAAACCAAAATATTTGTTCTGGTATAGGAACTTTTGATGTTGAATTTGATCCAGACCTAGATTTGTTTTTGACTTTGGAACCTTATGATACAATTGTCTTGGAGGAAGACGGTATTAAAAAAGGAACCTACTATGTTTTAGAATTTACTCAAAACGCTAGTAGTGGTGTTTATTCTGTAAAATGTCAAGATAGATCTAAAAGATTACAGGACTATTTTATTTCTTCTCAGTATACAGTTAAAAGTAGAATTACTACTCGTTATTGGATTCAAAAGATTTTGGACGAAGCTGGAATAGATTACGAGTTTGATCTAGAAGATGAAGATGATTATGGTGCGTATGTAAATAATGATACTGTATTAGGACCATCAAGTGCTTTTGATATTATTACTCAGCTACTACAAATGTCTAGTTGGTATTTATATTTTAATGCAGACGGAACAGCAATCATTGGTAAATTTATTAAAGATACAGATAATATAGATGTTAACGTAGATGATAGTAGTCTTTTAAATTTACGTACAACTAAAAACGACAAGATGATTCGTAATCGTGTGGTTGTTTGGGGAAAAGCTGATCCATATAATAGAGGGTGGGTATTTGCTGATATTTATAAACCTACTCCTTGGGACTATGACTCAAATGACAAGCGCACTTTAGTAATTGCCAATAGTTATATAGAAAATGTTACCGCTGCTTATTCATTAGCTGGTAAAGCAATTAAAGAGTTCTCTAAAGTAACATATGAAAAAGAACTAGTCATAGCGGGAGCCAAAGATGCAGAGTTGGGAGATATTGTTTCAGTAGAATCTAAATATTTTACAGGGTGTGGATTAGCAACTACTTTGGGTTCTAGTGTTAATAAGGATGAAGGATTAAGAACTCATATTACATTAGATCAACGCTGCCCAAGAATATATGCTTACTATAGTTTTGGAAATCCAGTTTATATTGGAACTACTGAAGATGGGGTTTGGAAAAAACCGCTAAAATTTCATACATGGTCAGATTATAATACAGGTCTTCCAATAGATGATAGACATATTATAGATTTAGCTGCTAACGCAGGAACATTAGTATGTGTTACTAGTAAAGGTAACGCGTACATGAGAACTCCCCTAACTACTGGTTGGAACAAAATAGTTATAACCGATTATACTTGTTTTGATCCTGATGACCACTCTTATAAAGCCAGTGAATTAACTGCGATTTGTTGTGATATTAATAAAGCAACATGTGAAGTGTATGTCGGATATAAAGGTCAACCCGATCCCACTGGTTATCCTGATAGATGGCAATCGTTTATTATAACTGCTACATCTGCTACAGAACATACAACATCACTTGTTAAAGATTCTATTAATAATAGATACTATTTAATTTTTGATCTTACAAGCAACGAAAAGGAATTAATTCTTTCTGTATATGGTGAAATAAATTCCAAAGCATTAATGTTAACTTCTTTAATAACAGATACTCCGTATCCTTACATTGGAAATGTATTTATTAACAGTGACCAAACCCATGCTATGCCAATGCAAGGAACATTATCCTTAGATTTAATAACGTCATTATCTCAATATGGTAATATACCTTCTGATGGAGAATATGTTTATTATTATTTTACTGCCGGTGGTCATTACTATGCAGTAAAAAGAAAACTATTAGACGGAAGTTATACATCAATTGATTTTACCTCTTTAATTATTCCATACCCTAGAACTCCGATTTTAGATAAACACGGAAGACTGTTAATATTTGGAAGACTTGCTTCTGATACATCTTATTATGGATTTATAGTTGTGGATTTTGATACACAAACAGCTACTTTATTTGGTGCAGAATATACTTTAGCAGATATCTTTGCCGGATATGAAAACCCTACTGGATGGCAACTTATATCTGCTATGTCACCAATTGTTATTCAAACCAAAGAAGATGAATTTGTGGCATTAATGTACAACACCTATACTATTATGGGATTTTTTATAAATGTAGAAACTACGGCAACTAGTTTTCATCCTATATCTGTGGCTTCAAAATTTAAAGATTTTCACTCTTCTTCAGGACTTGTATACTGGGTTTTTCCAACTAATCCGGTTGTAGATAGAAATAAATTAATTATGTCGTTTTCTAGACGTGGATATTATTCAGGAAGTGGTGGTTAAAAATGACTGAGTACTCTCAAAAATTTGAAGCTGTTTTGTCTGTTTTTGATCTTAATAATAAAACTATAGAAGTACAACAGACATATTCTCCTTTAGATGATGTAGCAAATAAAACAATAGACACAAATACATTTATAACCGGAAATGTTCCTTATTATCTAAATAATAAAATTTATTTATCATTAGAAAATGAAACAACAGAAACAGACTTATCTTTATTAACTATAGATTTAGTTTCTAGCGAAGTAACTAAAACAACTTTTACAGAAACAGACATAATAAAACTATGTGCTTCAGACAGCAAAGCATGTAGAGTAGACGCTTTAGGAAATGTTTATGATTTAGTTACTGGAGAATTATATACTACAATTGATTGTGTAAATAGATATCATATTAGCAATACTATGGATGATACTAATAGTAATATAATTTATCTAAGCAACGATGGTTCTAGTATTATAAGTCAAGGTAATTCTTCTTTGGTTTATCCTTTGACTAGTGGAATTATTTTGGGAAGTGGTGAAGTCTTTGGATTGGCAGGAGACGTAATAGTTTATGCAGCTACTTATTTTTCTCCTACTAGAAGAGTTTTATATATAATTCATGAGTAAACAATATCTTCTTCTTAGAAAAAATAATAACACATATTATAAATCCTCCAGATTGACTAACTTTTATAATGTAGATTGCCCTCAATCATATCCCACATTCGCTTGGGGATTAATTGCCAGCGGGCTGTATAAAGATAGACACTCTATTTTTGTTTCCGATGTTAATACCAGTACATTCACAGAAGATGTTTTAAGTGCAAATATACATATTCTAGATGCAAAAGCAATTTATTGTCCTAATACAATTCCAGGTTGGAGTTATAGTAGAGGCCCACAAGAATATGTAGTTAGGCTATTAGAGTATTTAGGATCACTTTATTGGATAATAGCAGACGTTCCAGAATCAATAATTGGTGATCCTCCTATACACGATACGTTTTCAATTTACCAAACCAATGAATTAGTTCTTTCCAAAATGGATATAACTAATTATACTCCATTAAACTATCCGTATTTATTTTTTTGTACCAGCGGAGAAAATCCAAGTTTCTACCAAAAAGATGAAGCAGATACATGGACAGAAACCAATTTTGTAGAGAGGTCTACTAACTTGCCAAACTCGGAAATTACAATTATTAGAGCGGATGATGCCACATGAGTAAATATGAAGATACCCTTTTCAGTTATTTTGAAGCAGTAAAATTCCAACTTCAATCAGCACCTCTTAATTTAGGAGGCATTGCTGGCTCTGGTGGTGGAATAGGTGGTCCTGCTGGTGGTTTCATTGGTGTTCTTCCACAGACTAAAATTGCTTACGACTATACAGAAACCGAAGCGATAACTTCTGGTGAATCTATTTTAATAAGTGGAGAATCTCTTTTAGATAACCTTAATAAAATTCGCTACAGAATTAGAACCGTAGAAAATTTAATTGAAAGTGGTGAAGTTGGTGGTACAGTTACTATAGAAAACAATGGGGTTGAAATTGATCCTGCTGTAACTATAGTTGATTTTACAACTAATTTAAAAGCTACCCAAATTGTAGAGGGAGAGGTTGAAGTAAAGGTAGTTGGGACTACAGATGAAGCCATTCCTTTTGTTGGTTCTGGTATAGATAATGAATTTGCCGAAGACGCAGACAATTTATACTATAAATCTGCCGATCAAGTATTCGGTTCTAGAAGTGTAAGAATTGGTCGAAAAGACCTGTTTGGTGTTTCTGATATAAAATTAGACATCTTTGGTGAAGATGAAGCATTAGCTTACGCTAGAATTGTAGCGTTTGGTGGAGCAGGAACTGGATATCCGTTCTTGAGTCTTGTACATTCAAGAGGAACAGCAGATGCTTCTACGGCATCACAAGATAGTGACATTCTTGGTGGTGTAGTTGCAAGAGGCCACGATGGAGTTAGTTTTGAAGCAGCAAGCAGAGCTAGATTTTATTTCAAAGCTAATGGAGAACACACTGAAACTTCTCACGGAACAAAAGCTGAGATATGGTTAACTCCGGTTGATTCCATTACACCAGAACAAGTAGTTAGTATTGATACAGATACTTTTAATGTACTAAAAGATTTGCAAGTCGGTACAAGTTTGACCATTACTGATACATATGCAAGTTTATTACAACCACTTACTATTCAAACAAACAATGATTCTGTTGCATTGGTTGTTCAAGCATACTCTGATATACAAACAAGTAGTTTGCAAGAGTGGCGTAATGCCGCCGGTACCGATTGGTTAGCTAAAATATTTTCTGTTACTGGAGGATTTGAATCCAAGGGAGATATAGTTGCCGGTGGATATGGGTATTGGATGAAAAGTTTTGGATACCCACAAAGATTTTATATTGGTCACACATTAGAAGGTGCTCCTGGAATTTTAGTTGATTCTGATGGAAATGTAAGATTTCATGGGGCAACAACTTACGCAGAATCAGATGTTATTATTTCCACAGCCGGGGCCGCACCTGATTACCTAGATACTACAAGATTATTATTCAGTGGTGGGGCGGCTGTAACAGATGGTTATCTGTATAATACACACTTTAAAGTAGATGAGAGTAGCAGTTTTGAATTACCAGAATATGCAAAAGCTTCTTTACCTACTGCTGAAGCAAGTGGAAGAATTGCAAGAGTTACTGATTCTACTCGTGGTATTTGGATGGATCAAGGTAGTCAATGGTTTGCTTTAAACAATGAGATAATTAATGTTAAAGAATTTGGAGCTACTGGCGACGGTGTAACAGATGATACTGCTGCTATTGCCGCTGCTTTTGCAGTTGCTGATGATGGTGATACAGTATTCTTCCCTAAAGGTCATTATTATGTTTCAGATACTTTCACTATTACCAGCAAACATATTAATCTAAAGGGATTTGGAAAAGGAAGCCAAATCTTTCAGTCGGCAGATAAAGATTTATTTGTATATGATGGAACTGGAGAACCTTCTACTTGTTTATCTGGTATTGATATCTCTGATCTATTTTTAGGTTCTGCTGCTACTACTGCTGGAACTTGCTTATTAAAATTAATTCGTGTTAATAATAGTAATTTTAGTAACATATTTTTACTTGGAAGTTACTACGGAATACATCTCAATGGTTGCTTAATACCAACACTTACTAATATTAGAGGAAGTGTAAACATCAGTGGTTTCTTTGAAACCCCCTCTACTAATCAATGTTGGATTTATTTAGACAAAAATAGTAGTGTTCCCGCATTTGCTCCCAATGCTAGTAGACTCTATAATTTAGTTTTAGAGGGTGGTGTTCGTGGATTATATATGGAAAGTGAAGGTGAAGGTGGTATCTCTATATATGGTGGTACACTTGAAGGTCTAAGTGGCACAGCAATAGAAATACACGATAACCAAATTCCCTCAATAATATCTGGTATACACTTTGAAAATTATGGCGGAGTAGATATTGTAATAGATACCTGTACTAATGTTGCTATTGGTGGTACAAGCGGAAGTATATTAGCAATTGGATTAGTTAGTATTATAAACTCAGAGCACATAACAATAGCTGATTCATATATTAACCAATTAGAAATAGATGAAACTTCTTTTAATATTATTGTTAGTAATGTAAAGTATAACAGTCAGGGTGATGGATATGTACAAGACTACGGAATTAATACAGTACTTGAAAATCTAACAGACTCAACTTATGGGGGTTTTACACTAAATAATTACGCCAAAGGAATGAGTACACCAAATCCAATTGAGGTTGGTTATAATGGTGGGTTAGAACATTGGAATGCGGGGCTTCCGTTAGGGTTTTATAATCTAAATTGGGCCGGGCATACTGCTAGTATTACACAAACTGGAGATGGATGTGCTGATACTAACAAAAGATTTGGTGCGTATGCAGCAAAAATTGTGGGATACAACCAAGAGCATACTGGAATCTATTGTATTCTTCCATCCGGCTATAGAGATCAATTAGTATCTGTAGAATATAATATAAAACAAATCTCTGGGATATCCAGAGTAGAATTGTGGACTGACGGTGGTTTGAATGTTCAGTCTATTTATGTTGCCAGTGGTGGAGGTAATTGGCAAAGAGTTAGTGCCTCTTTCGATGGGTATACTGATGAGTACAGCGAGGCTTGGGTTGTTTTCAAGTTTCCTAACGGAGCATCTGGTTATATTGATAATGTCAAGTTATACGTTCAAGGAATGTCCGACCCATCTGTAAGTAATCTATTGGCATTAACAACTCCATTAGCTTCTACATCTGGTGGTACTGGTACCAACAATGCCGGTACTCTGACTATTCCGGTTAACACCTCTATTACTGGCGGAGGTACAATTGCGTTAGGAGGATATACTCTAACAGTACCCGCTACCGGAACAGCAGTTTTGGGAACTGGTACTGTAAACTATGTTGCCTATTGGAGCGGAACAAATGCATTAGCTGGCTCAGCCAATTTATATTGGGATAATACTAATGCTCGTTTAGGAATTGGAGTTACCCCCGGAAATAACCTTCATGTATATGGAACAGGAGCTTCCTATGCTACAGGTCCAGTAACCCAAATTACACTGGATGATTCTAATGCTGCGGCAATTGGGAATGGTGGAGGCATCTCTTTTCGTAGTAATCGTGGGACTTCTGGAATTGCTGCAACGGGAGCATTAAAGGTTGGTAAGGAGAATTCTACAAATGATGATGTAGCATCTTATATGAGTTTTTATACCCGTGTTTCTGCTGGAAGTCTAACGGAAAGAATGCGTATTACTTCTACAGGACAGGTAGAAATGGCCTCTGGCTTATATATTGGTGGTATAGGAACTGCTCCCTCCGCTAATACATTACAATTTGTTGATGCTGGAAACATTGTTTTAGGCACATCTACCGGAACAAAGATTGGGACAGCGACGAGTCAAAAATTAGGGTTTTGGAATGTAACGCCTATAATCCAACCTGCAGGAGCAACACAAGTAGCTCCTGCTGCTTATGCTACTGGAGCATATGGCTTAGATAGTGATGCACATATGCAAGCATTGTATGATTTGGTGGTAGCAATTCGTACAGCACTAGTAAATGCTGGTATTATGAAAGGTGCTGCTTAGGACTTGACAAAACAGAAAAAGTATGATATAATATCTATTCAGGAAGGAATGGACAGATGAAACTAGTACAATTGGTTAATTCGTTTGAATCGTTTATAAAACTATCAAAGCAGGACTTACCTGTTAAGATCAGTTTTAAATACAAGGGATTGGTCAGAGAAGTAATGGCGCTTGTGGAAGATTTTGAAAAAGTTAGAAATGATTTATTTATTAAATACCTAGCTACTTACAATCAGAAAAATAACACCTTTGAATTCAAAGATGCTGAAAGTAAAAATGCTTGGCAAAAGGAAGTAAGTTCCTTACTTGATACAGAAATTGATTTAAGATTTGAACCAATCCCATTAAGTCTAATTGCTGAGAATAATATTAAACTATCCTCTTTAGATTTGACTTTACTAGATTGGTTAATCAAAGAGGATAACAATGACACCAAGACGGAGACAAAGTGACGAAACTTTAGATAGAATAGAAAAAAAACTTTTCGGAAACGGTAGTGAAGGATTACTTATGACATTTGCTAGGATGCAGGAAAACTTAGAATCTTTAACAAACAGTATAAAAGAAACCTCTGAATGTAATAAAGAAAATGCAAAAAATATTAAAGACCTGACAGATGTTGTATCTAAACTAAATGATACTACTACTGCACATATTAATAGTTTACATTTTGCTAAGTTATTACAGAAGAAATGGTTTTGGGGAATATTAATTGTTGGTATACTTTTAGTAAATACATTATCAACATATGTACCCAATCTTTTAAATGCGTTTTTTACTTGGGCAGGAATACCATTTCAACTGCCTTTAACTTAAGGAGGAAAAGTGCCTTACGGGGTTGACAAGAGTATAGGTGGAGATAATCCATCAAATGATAAGTGGATGGAAGATTGCGTTGCTAAAGTACAAAAGCAGGGAAAACAAAAAGGAAATGCTGTCGCTATTTGTAAAGTTACTTTAGAGAAACATAAAGGCAACCAAAAAGATGCATCCATTGAAGTAGAAAAAATTATAAATATGGTAAACCAAGAATAAGATAATTCAGACCTAAATAGTCTGAGTTATACGCAGGTGTAATTCAATGGTAGAATGCCCCCCTTGTAAGGTGGTAATGGCGGTTCAAGTCCGTCCATCTGCTCAAAAAGGTTTGCCTATTGACAAACCTTTTGATTCATGGTATAATATACAATGCACGGTGAGTAAGGATAGCTTAGTTGGTCAAGCACTTGTCTGAAGAACAAGAGTCTTAGGTCCGATCCCTAATCCTTACACAGTAGTCTAGAAGCCCTCCAGAGCCTCTAGGAGCAGCGGGAGCATCGTACAACAGGAGTATACCGCATTTGCAACGCGGAGATGAGAGGGCAGTTCTCTCTGTTTCCACTAGAGAAGAGTAGTTCAATGGTAGAGCACCGGGCTTTGAACCCGTCAATGATTGTTCAACTCAATCCTCTTCTGCCTAAAGGAGAAAACATAATGTATAAAACAATAGATACATTGGGTGATAAGTTTACCAACGATAATAAAATAGATTCTAGTTATACTAAGTTAGATCAATCCAAAGTTAAAAGAGAAGCGACATTAAATTGTTTAAAAGAACTTTATTATCAAATAAATTCTGGGATTATTACTGTTGATGAGTGTGTTATTGAAAAAGAAAATGATAAGTATTATTTTGGAATAAAACTTTCCCCCGTCGCCTACTAGGAAAATATGATAAGAGAATGCAAAAAACACGGTGAAACAGAATTTAAAGTTCATGGTAAAAAGAAACCTATTTATAGATGCTTAAAATGCTTAAGTGAAAAAGTGGACAAAAGAAGACATAAACTTAAAGAATTAGCTTTAGAATATAAAGGAAATTGTTGTTCTATTTGTGGATACAATAAATGCAAACGAGCACTAGTATTTCATCATTTAGACAATTATAAAAAAGAATTTGGGATAGGACAATCCGGTCTTACACATAGTTGGGAAAAACTTAAAAAAGAATTAGATAAATGTATTTTAGTTTGTGCAAATTGTCATGCCGAAATACATGATAAGATAAATTCCTCTGTAGCATAATTGGCAATGCACTCGCCTGTTAATCAATTAATTCAGGTTCGAATCCTGATGGGGGAGCCTTGCCGGAGTATCCTAATTGGCCACGGAACTACTCTTAGAAAGTAGAATTGAGAGTTCGAATCTCTCCCCCGGCACTGTAGCAAAGTGATGCAACGGCAGACATCTCTTACTCAAAATAAGAGTTTATGAGAGTTCAAATCTCTCCTTTGCTACCATGCTCCAATATCCTAACCGGCAACGGAGTCAGTCTTAAAAACTGAAATTGAAGGTCCGAATCCTTCTTGGAGCACAATAAATAGCGGAAGCACAGTACGGGATAGGCAAACTAGTACCCATTGCATTAGGCGTATGCCTTCCGGATAGGCAACTAGAAACTACGCTGAAGACATAAAAACTTTTGCCCCGCTATTTATTATGGACAGTTAGTGAAATGGTTATCACACTTTCCTTACAAGAAAGAATTGGTAGTTCAAATCTACCACAGTCTACTAGGCAAACGGCGTGGATGGACACGCCTTACGCGTAAGTGTGACGCTATAGGCGACGATAATGGCAACGCGCAGATGTTGTGGTTCATAACCACACAAGTCACAAGTTGGTATCAAGCCCAACTTTGCCTAAAATTGGATGTGAAGCTTAAGCGGATAAGCGACAGACTTTTAATCTGTAGATAGTAGGTTCGAATCCTATCACTTCCACTAGAATAGTCATGCTAACCAACCTTGGCAAAGACGCGTTGTTGTAGGTTCAAATCCTACGGTGACTATTCTAATTTGGATAGACGGCGCAGTTTGGTCGGGGCGCACCTGTCTGTAGAACAGGTCTAGTTAATTCTGGCGTGGTAGGTTCGATTCCTACTCTATCCACCTGAGTCTGAAACTGGGCAATCTCAGTAAGTAGGACTCACCCGTCCAACTCTACAATAATTCGCAATGAGGACTCGTTATCAGAGAAAAGTAGAATAACTCTGGTATATGTATAGCGGGGTCGAGAAGTGGCATCTCAACAGGCTCATAACCTGCATACGTGAGTTCAATCCTCACCCCCGCTACAAGCCGGAGCGTGATAGGCGTATCTCTTTGGTTCCATACAAGAAATGGTAGGACACTTTTATGGGTAAACATTCCAGAAAGAGTAATAAAAATAGGAGAGTTTCCTAGCCCGGCGCTAGGGAAGATGTCAGAGTGGATTATTGAGATTGTCCTGAAAACAATTGAACGAAAGTTCCGTAGGTTCAAATCCTACTCTTCCCGCTAATGGAGAGGTGGCTGAGCGGCTTAAAGCAACTGTTTACTAAACAGTGCCCCGCATAGGGGCGTGAGTTCAAATCTCACCCTCTCCTCTGGAAAGGAGGTTACTATGAAAACTGTATTTATTTCTAGAACGAGTGGTAGATATGTTAGTGATGAGTATGCTAGACGTTATCCCAATCGTGTTAGAAAACTAAGAGTCAAAGCTTCTAATCAGTTTAATTAAGTAACCAGAGGAGGTTGTTCCTCCTCGTAATGGACCATTAGCCCAATGGACAAGGCACATGACTTCTAATCTTGTTACTGAAGGTTCAAATCCTTCATGGTCCTCTATAGGGGAGTACGTCAACGGTAGACTACTATGTTTGGAACATAGAAGCTGCCAGTTCGAATCTGGCCTTCCCTACTAAGCCATACAGTGATGCTCAAATGACACGGGAAACCGTAAGTAAAAGAGACTATACTTCTGTATTACGGAAGGCAACCGTAATTTGGAGATTATAGTTCAAAGGTAGAACGCTTGACTGTGGATCAAGAGATATGAGTTCGAGTCTCATTAGTCACCCCAAAGGAGAAAATAAAATGGAATTAATTAGCATGATTTTAGATTCAGCATATGGTATATTAGCTTTCTTTGTTGTGTGTATTCTGGTAATGATTGCTATAGTAACTTTTCCTATTTGGATAATTCCATATCTTATATTTAGACGCTGATACTAAACGGTTTGGAAGTAGTCTGCAAAACTACAGTAGTTGGTTCGACTCCAACCAGCGCCTCTAAAGGAGATAATATGAAAAAGGAAAAACAATGTATACTATGTAGAGATGCTTGGATAACTTATACAAAGTATTGTGATGTTACATATAAACAATATCAAAAATTTATAAAGAATCATAAACATATTTACAACGAATCGGAAAAGAAAAAATAGTGGATTAGTGATAATGGTAGCACACTGGTCTCCAAAACTAGGAGTAGGAGTTCAAGTCTTCTATCCACTGCTATGCCACCATGATCTAATGGCAGGATGATAGACCTTCAATCTATCCGCATGAGTTCGAATCTCTTTGGTGGTACTTGGGAATATAATATAATGGCTAGTGTACCCGTCTGTCTAATGGGTCGTCGGAGTTCAAATCTCCGTATTCCCGCCTATAGTAGTATAGCACAATGGAAGTGCAGCCGTCTGATACGCGGTCGATAATAGTTCAATTCTATTTACTACTACCTAAGCGACCGTGGTATAATGGTAACACAAAACTCTTCCAAAGTTTAGTTGTGGGTTCGAGTCCCATCAGTCGCTCTTATAAGTAGAGAGGTATTAATGACTACATTTGGAAATCAAAAGAAAACTGAACAATTAAAGATGCCTATTGGAACTGCAACTGCCATACTTAGAAAAGATATTTTGTTTAATTTAATTCAAAAGTGCGGTTTAGATATATGTTTTCAATGTGGTAATAAAATAGAATTCGTTGATGATTTGTCTATTGAACATAAAGTACCTTGGTTAGATAGTAATGATCCTGTAAAAAACTTCTTCAATTTAGAAAACATAGCTTTTTCACATTTAAAATGTAATATATGCTCAAGTAGAAAGATATATAGACAGCGGGGAGCAATAAAAATGAGCAAAAATAATATTATACACTCGCCAGAGGGTATGCATTGGTGTGGACATTGTAAGAAAAATCTGCCTATTACTGATTTTCACAAAAAGACTGATAGTGTTCATGGTGTAGATTGGGAATGTAAAAATTGTAAGAAGAGATATTTATCATAAGCCTCTCAGAAAGGAGTAACTATGAAGCAAAAAGTATTTATAAATGACCCATTAAATTTGAAAATAAGAGGTATAGAAATACATACATATGATAATCCTCTACAAAAGAATACTGTTTGCATAGATATATTCCTTGTGGCAAAAGATAGGCAAATGTCTACACATATGGTAATTGATGGGAATTGGCTTGAAAACAAAGGAAAGGAATAATATGTTTTTATACGACGAACAAAAAGACATTTATCATCTTTTCACCAACCACGATAGAACTACTAGATGTGGACTTCCCACCAAAGGTTTATGTATTGCTCTTGTAGCTGATGAATCAAATGTAGGAAGAGAATGTGAAGAATGTAATAAAATTCCCGATCCTGAAGGATACAACGAATTTATGAGAGAAGTTATGGAAAACTTTTAGAAAGGAGACACTATGCCTCTTACATATTGGAAAGATGGTGATTGGAAAGGACAAGAACATTTATTTACTATATTAGAAGCAACTGATGAAGCCGCAGAAAAGTATGGATTTGCATATGGTTCTGATTTATCTATATTAACTGATGAACATATACAAGCACTTAAAGATGGTAAGATGCTGGCTTTTTCAGATGGAGAGTATCATCATTTCTTAATCTACTCACAGAATGGAAAACACCCAAATGGACATTAAAGAAGCAAAAGATTTAAGAAGTAAGTTAGAAGGTGATATAGGACAATTGATTTCTGATTTCTCAAATAAAACACAATTGAAAGTAGATGCTATACATGTACTTCAAGTAAATGAAATGGGTAAAGATCATCCAGTAGGTTATCTAATAGATGTTACTATAACTATACCAAGGTATTAAAAATCCCTATAAATATACAATGAATCATTTTGACAGGGGTAAATAAGAAATCAGGCTAGAAATAAGCAGAATCATTATGAGGCATTATGAATAAAACATACACTATAGAGCAGATAAAGAAAGCTTATTGGCTATCTTTCCATAAATCAGGGGAGTTATGGTTCAATTATCTAGGGGATGAAGAATCAAATCAATCCTCAACTGAGGAATATTGGCAGGAATTTGAAGAGAACTTAGTGCTTGGAGAATGTAAACACGAGCATTGGAGTGCAGATGGTTGGGGTGGTAAGACATGTACAGAATGTGGTATGTATATTATATCATGTGACATCGGCTGAATCTACAGAAAAATTTCATAATATATTTTCAAAAAGGGCTTATTTTCATATAGAGAATAGGCTAATTTTTATATATAGGAGGGGTATCGGGTGTACCTGGGATTCATTATTATAGTGATTCTGGGGTATACTCACCGATCTCTGTAAAAAAAGTCCCCCCCTATTTTTTAGATAGGGGGGGGAGTACTAGAATGAGAATGTCGCGGCGGCCGCTTGAGCGCGATTCACCATCGCGTCAAATTTGTTTTCTTTCCCTTCCGCGGATTTATCACTGTACACTTCCGCCTTGATTCCACCCGCACCTTCCACCAGCAGATTCCAGTAGTGCCATGCACCGGTCAAGGCACCGGCGGAATCTTCGACCCGGATAAACATGGAACCTTTGGGCAGGCCGGCGTTTGCTTCGATGGTGGCAAAGATTGATTGCATCGAATCAACCTTTTCTTTATACCGGGGTGCATTCTGCGATTCCGGTGAGCGGACGTTCCGATAGGCGGTAACGGTGAGTCGTGCATCCAAGGTTGTTTGTGGATATTTCTTAAATTCCCTACCATCGGGCGAAAGCATGACAACAGGTTCAGCGGACATTTTAGTTATCTCCTAGTATAGACTCACGGTTGATTATCCCGTTATACTCTTGAGTCTAGGATATACGGGATTATTGCATTGTACTCTTTCCGGGTATGCTATCGGTTGACTCATCCCTTCCGGGATTATCCCTTCCCGATGCTATGCGATTATCTTCCGATATACTCTCCCCCTTACTACCATGTTACAATAGCAAGAATAACAGAATGAATCCCTATAGTCAAGCAATCGTAGGGTGATTCTCATAATTCATTTTTTATAGTACTATTGGTACTATAGTCCTATAGAACTTGTGTTCTATGTGATAATTTAGATCATAATTATCTGATTAGAACACTTGTTCTATTTTAGATCTTATTTGGACATTATTGATCCAATTTGTCCTATTTAATTTGATATTCGGACAATTTAGGTCCAATTTGTCCGATACCTATGCGAAGTGGGTTCTAATTCGGACAATTCCCCTCTTATTTATCCCTTTATCTAAAGGGGATTAATTCTATCCTTATTATCTTTATATAGATGTATTATACATATATCGACTACCGATATAGAACAGATGTACGCCTAGGACACAATTTGGATAATCTTTACCTTATTTGTTAATTTAGACAAAAAAGGTCCGAGTCATCTATAAGGTCTTTTTTATCTTAGATTAAAATCATGTTACCTACCGCGGAAGTGGACAAAAAAGGTCTAATTCCTATTTATATCTTATTTATCACTTATAGCGTAGGGCAATCGTAGGGTAATCGTAGGTTGAAGAACATTTGTTCTATGATAGAATATGGCTGTATATTGGAGAATGTTGATAATTCGGAGTAAAATTCTCCAATTAGTACTTTAGTACTGGTAGTACTATAGTACTAGAATGACTGAAAATTTTTTTACCCTGCTTTTTGTTTTTTAGGGTAATATAAACCGGAGTAAAAAAATGTCTGGAAAACCGGGTTTTAATTTATCTTTTTCTCCCGATAGTGGGGAAGTAAAACCATGCTATCAACGGACCATTACGCGAAATTCCCCTAGAATTACTGATAAATATACCTTTGATATGGTTTTAAGAAATATGCGATTAACTGCTCCCGGAGTAATTTTAAATAAGGAAACAAACGTTTTTGAATTTGATTTTACCGCTAAAAACCTTTATATACATACAGTAGAATCTCTCCCACGTAAAATTACTTTGACTCTTCCATTATATCCCGCTGTTTTCCCTGCTACAATAAATATAAACGGAAGGATACATAATTTAGGAAAACGCTTAAATACTTTCCTAAATCAAATAACAGGAATCCCGCCACGAATTGATACTGAAAACGGGAAAATAATTTATACCTTTACCAGCACAAAAAAGAAAATTGAAGAATCAATAAAACCCCTGTAAAGGGGTTTT